AATGAAGCGTGGTCGGTTCTCATTGCTGCAACGGATGCAATAGCCAAGAAGTTCGGTCAAGAAGATAATTTCCGAGGAGGTCAAGGGGCGGGAGTCGGTACTGGTGCTGAAACAGAAGAACAGTTGAAGGGTCAGATGCGCGAGATACAAGCGCAGAAAGAATATCAAGATCCTTTCATCAATAAAACGAAGCACGCCGAGCTTAAGCAAAAGATGGACGTGATTAGAGGGAAGCTCTCAAAAATTTATAATAAAAGTTGACAAATGATTTTTGTTGGATGAAAATATAGATGTTCAGTGACACCGCGCAAGCGGTAACTGATTGTACTCAAACGTGACACCTCCGGGTAGTCGAGCCGGGGACGGTTAAGCGTGAGAGCGGTTAACGAATCGTTCCCATATCTTTAAACCATGGAGGTGTCAAATGAGTTGGGATAATGTTTCTATCACAGAATTCAACGCAGCTCTTGATGTTCAAGAGCAGCAAATGAATTCACGTCTTCTTCCGTATGCCCGTCGGATTAGTGTCAATGGAGATAATTTTGCCTATGATGGACTGAATGAGGTGAATTCTTATCGTGCAAACGGTAGGAATCCTGATATTCAGCCTCAGTCTGCATCTTTTTCCCGCAGAAAGCTTTCTCGTGAACGTGTGGTCGTCACTCTTGAAGTGGACGAACGTGATGTTCGTGGGATGCTTACGAATCCAAACGCGGATCTTGCCAAAATGTGTATCGCGGCAGTTGAACGCGAGACGGATCGTATTATTTACGACTCCCTTTTTGCTACAGTGTATACGGGACGTAATTTTGCTACATCAGTGTCGTATACAACTGACGGAGTGGTCGCTATCGATGCTACTTCGGCGTTGACTTATGAGAAGCTCTTGGAAGTTAAGGCCAACTACATTGATAATGAAGTTGGTACGGATAATGTCGGCGCATTGTCCGTCGCTTTAGGTATCACAGGCGATGAGCATACTGATCTCATGAGTGAAGTTGAATTGACTAGCGGAGACTATTCTAGTCAGTATGTTATCGAGGCTGGTGTGATCCGTAAAGCTCTTGGCATGGATTTAGTTGCGTTTGGTGCAAATGCCACAGATCCTATTCTTGAGACCGTCGGTGGTGAGCGTATCTCTTTTGCTTTGGCGAAGAACGGAGTTTGTCTTGGGATTTCTCAAGACCGCAAAGTGGAAGTCAAGGATCACCCGCTTAAGGTTGAGACGTCGATCATTAACGTCATTAAGGAAATGGGTGCTGTGCGTACGCAGGGCGTTCGTGTTCAGCGCATCCGCCTTACTCCGTAATTTGAATCGGCTAAATAAAAATTAACGTGGCTTTTTGAAAGGAGCTACTTATGGCAGTCGTAAATGCTTATGTTACAGGGAATGCAGAAAGCGTAGCAGTCGATACGGGGCTTGCTGCTCGTTTCTCTGGTGGGTTAGTGAAAGCTATCCCGTTTTCGTTCGAAGTAGCGGCAGCGGATGACGATGGTTCTATCTATCGCATCGCCCGTATTAGTCCGAGAGCTATCATTGTCGGACTGTATCTTAATAACGACGTTATCACCGGTGGCACCGATTACGATCTCGGTCTGTATAAGCCTTTAGATATCGATGGATCAGTCATAGACAAGGACTGTTTTGTCGATGGGGTTAATATGACTACTGATCGCACAGCGGGTGCATGGGTTGTCCCGACAGTGGCAGACGGGGCGAATATGGGTAAGGCCGCTGGTACTTTAGCGGGCAGTACCGCACTCCACAAGCTCCCCGGAGTCGATGTCGCGCTTACGGCCAACACCGTTGGCACGGCGGCGGGCACTATCGCTGGCGTGTTGTTGTTGATTGATGGCGTGTAATTAACAAGATCAAGGGAGGGGTTTATGCCAACGGCAATTTCTGATGTCGATGTTGTGAATCTCTCCCTTGACCTTTTACGTCATTCGGATAAAGTTACAGATATCAGCGATCCTGAGAGTGAAACAGAGGCTCTTGCGGCGCGTTGGTATGATGTAACTCGTCGTTCTATTCTTCGTGCGTTTCCGTGGAACTTTGCCCGGAAGCGCACCACTCTTTCCCGCAATGCTACAGCCCCGTCGTTTGGTTATGCTGACGCATACAAACTCCCCAATGATTATCTTGAGCTCGTCTTTATCGGCGAGAATTACGATGAAGATTATCAGACAGAATACTCCGTGGAAGACGGTCAGATTTTGCTTGATAACAACGGGGAGAGTGGCTTGCAGATTTGTTACATTCAGGATGTGACCCAAGTTGGAAAATTCGATGCGCTGTTTCTGGATCTTTTTGTCGCCGAATTGGCGATCAGGTTTGCGAACGCCCTGACAGGGATCAATAAGAGCATGAAAGAGATCATTTCTTGGCGGGATGCGCTTCGGGTACAAGCTCGAACCAAGAATGGTCAAGAGAATCCAATTAAAGTGCGGCAAGTTAGCCAACTTCGAACAGTTAGGCGCATGGCTTCTAATGGCGGTGGCTTTGATGGGATACACGTTCCGGGTGCTCCTTTTTATACTTAATAGGTAAAACATGATCCAGTCGAACCCTTATGTCAATTTTGCGTCTGGCGAACTCTCCCCAAACGTATGGGGGAGAACAGATAGGCCATTTTACGCAACGGGTGTCGAAGTCATGCGTAATTTTATTCCGCTTATTACCGGGCCGGCATTATACCGTCCGGGGCTCGTCTACATTAACCATACCCGTTTAAATCAAAAAGCGTTTAACCTCCCCTTTCAATTCAATGACGAGCAAGCGTATACCCTCGAATTCACTGAAAAGAAAATGCGGGTTTTTAAGGATAACGAGGTTGTTGTCGAGACGGCTAAGACAATTACTGACGTAACCAAAGCTAACCCCGGTGTCGTCACTGTGACGTCTCATGGGTTCTCAAATGGGGACGAAGTCTATATCTCGGGTATCGGAGGGATGACCGAATTAAACGGACAATTTTATTTAGTGGCCGGGGCGGCAACGAATAGTTTTACGTTAACAGATATTGATGGGAACGCAATCAATACGACGAGTTTTACGACCTTTAGTTCGAATGGGCTAGTTGCCCGAGTATACGAAATTGATACCCCGTATCTTGAGACGCATCTTTGGCAGTTAAAAATTGCTCAACGGGCGGATTCAGTATACCTTACCCATCCAGCTTATGATCCCCGGAAACTAACCCGGACAGGTCATGCCGCATGGACACTATCCCGATATTACCGCACCATATTGGCGAAGACGATCACCGGGGTGACAAACGCATCTCCGGGGGTCGTTACCGCTGTTGCCCACGGTTTCATAAACGGTGATAGGGTTTTGATCCGAGGTGTTGCGGGGATGGAAGAGTTGAATGATACCGTATTCAAAGTTGTATATATTGGAGCGGATTCGTTTAGTTTACAGACGTTAGCGGGAGCCGCGATAAACACGACTAGCTACACTCCGTATGATTCTGGTGGTGAGGTAGCTAAGGTTGTCAGTTCAACGGTCAAGACGATAACCGCGATTACTCAGGCTAACCCCGGTGTGGTTACGGCTACCGCTCATGGATTGGTAACTGGCGATAAGGTTTGCATATTCGACGTTGTTGGCATGACTCAGTTGAACGATAACTATTATTGGGTTAATCGTGTTGATGCAGATAAGGTTCAACTTATCGACGATACGGGGGCGTATATAGACACAACGACGTTTACCGCGTACTCGTCTGGGGGAAGCATTGCCAAAGCCATTGGCAAATATAACGCTATTGGCGAATTTCCCGCGGCTGTGGGTTTTTATGGTGGCCGACTTTGGATGGGGGGATCTGATGAAGATCCAGATGTATTTGACGGATCTCGCGGGGCAAGTCCCGTTACGGGAGTAAGCCGTTTTGATGATTTTACCGTTGGCACAAATGCGGCGGATGCAGTCAATTTTACTTTAGCATCCCAGAACGGGACAGCCGACCGTATTCGGTGGTTCAGCGGGACTCCAAAATTTTTGGTTAT